TGTTTTCTTTTGATCTGATCATGCTATAATAGACTCGCTAGTATGTGATTTAACTGAACAAGATGCCCTTTAAATCGCTTGTACTTGTTGTTATTTTTAAGCTCAGTAGAAAAATGTTGTCGGTCGCCAAACACAACAAACATTTATCTACAAAAAATTTTTAAGGCATGGACGCACTACCTTCTGTCCAGGATACCTAAAAATTAATAGTTAGTCGATTAGGCATTTTCAGATCACACCTGGTATATTCCCTCTGATATAGATTATTTTTCATGATAACTCCTTATATTTATTATTATCTTGACAGGGTCGTTGAGTAATGCCCGCGCCCCTTTCACTCATACACATACACAATCCACTTTAATTTCTTTAGCAAAAACACGTAACCAATTCTCGGCCACGTGAATTTCTGCAATATTAAAACTAAAGGGAGATAAGTTTTTTGGATCCCTATCATGGATAGAATTGGCCAGTGTTTCTAATAATTGTTGCGATTTAACATGCAAATCTATTGGCATTACTAACTCCTTTTAATTAATCGTACGTATAATTTAACCTCTAATTCTTTTTTATAGTCCACTAATAATTGATGTACCTTCTGATTTAGTCCACTCCCTTACTACATCCTCATCCCACAAATAAGGTTTTTAAGCTGCTCCTTGGCATAGCCCAATCGATGCGTTCCGTTTTGAGGGTCAATAACAAGCCGATCTTTCCATTCCAAATACCAATCACCAATTTGATAGCAAATAAAATCAATTTGCTCCGGTGTAAAGGATGTTTGGGTTTTTATAAGTTGTTCATAACGAGACTTATAATTTGGATCCGTCCGCTCCAAAATTTCTATGGCTTGATTACACTCTTGGAGTAATTGGCGCTCTTCAAACCCCTTAATTTCAGAGGTTGAAGTGCGTTTAATCAAGGTTCTGGTTTCTATGTACATCTTAAAAATAGTATTATTCATTTTTAGTCCACTCCGTTTTTAACTCGCCTTTAGTTAGCCGCTCAAGTTTATACTGCGATTCCTCAGGCACAAACCCCCATTTCATCCAATTTCTAAAAGTAGCGTCCGACATCCCCGTTTTCTTCATAAATTGGTAACTATTTCCATAATATGTACGGACATCTTCAGGTGTCATTTTGGTTCCCCTTTTTATTTGGAAATAGTTTACAATAATACTTGCTATATCGCAACTGTTATTGTAATCTGAGCCCACGTCAATACCGACGCAGACTTTTAAAGTTAAAGAGGTAATACAATGCAAACTTATGATGCTACTAGTGAACGTTTCGAGTGCCTTGATTCAAGCATTAAAGAAATGGAAAAAATAAATAGGCAATTGGCAAAATTGCAATTACGTAAGGAAGAATTAACACAATTGGTTATTAGCGCGATTGGGCATGATCACGACGGCCAAAAATGCTATGACCATGGTGTATGGAAAATAGAAGTAAAAACGCCCTATATTTATTCGTTGAATAAAAAATTATACGAATCAGGGGAAATTGAAATACCCAAAAAATTTAATCCTATTAAAAAGTCATTTGCTTATTCCATCGATAAAAGGTTATGTGATAAATACATTCAAGAAGCCCCAGAAGATATTCGAGATATACTGGTGGAACTAATTGAGAAACGGCCTGGTAAAGCTGGCGTTACCATCAAGGAGCGAGTGTAATGAGCAATACAATTTTAGTCATTGGACAATCAGGAAGTGGTAAATCCACTTCCCTTAGAAACCTAAATCCCAAAACCACCTTCATTATTAACGTTTTGGACAAGAACCTTCCCTTTCGGGGCTTCAAGCAAAATTATAAACCCGTAACCAAAGAAAATAAGGAAGGCAATTATTTTGCCGCTAACGATTGGTCACATGTTATTCGATGTATCACTATGGTCAATAAAGAACGGCCTGATATTACCACTTTAATTATTGATGATTGGCAATATATCCTTGCGTATGAATTCATGCGCCGGGTAAGCGAAAAAGGTTTTCATAAGTTCTCAGAACTTGCCAATCACGGATGGTCGACCATAGACCATTGCATGAGAACGCGCGCTGATTTGTGCTGCTTTATTCTATCGCATAGCGATGTAGATGCTACCGGCCGTTCTAAATGTAAAACCATAGGGAAAATGCTTGATGAGAAAATAACCATCGAAGGTTTATTTACTACGGTTTTACATTCACGGGTGATAGACGGACAATATTTGTTCCAGACGCAATACGATGGTGAATTTTTAGCTAAAAGTCCAATGGGTATGTTTGATGAGCATCTAATACCAAATGATTTATTAACGGTTAAAGGTGCGGTTGAAAATTATTTTAATGAGGTAGCATGATATGAGTTTTTGGGAATCAGATCTAGGTGAAGTTACTGGGAAGGCAGAGGACGCCTTCACTAAAGATATGTTTAAAACTATTCCGGACGGTACATTGGCATTAGCAAAAATTGATTCGTTCGTTAATGTTGATTACGAGGGATTTAAATATTTAAACCTTGAATGGCTATTAATAGACGGAGATTTCAAAGCCTATAAAGTACAGCAAAAACTAAAAGTGTTTGGCGGAGGTTCCTTCGATAAAGACCCCGCTAAAACTCGCTATAAAGCGCTGAATATGCTGAAACTTTTGTACCAATTATTCAATATGAAACCAAAGCATGCTAACCCTCCAAGCGATCAAGACCTAGCGGCTTTTACCGGAAAAATGGCCGGTATTAAAATTCGTGAAACGGAACCTAACGAAAAAGGCAAACAATACAATTGGATTTCTGAAGTACATAAGTCCGAAGGATTCAAGTGTGAAACGGGAATTAGTGTGATTGTAACTCATGTCAATAAGCCATTTCCCGTATTAGAACCAGTTCCAATCGATAGTGCCTTTGGTAGGAATAATGTGGTGCAAAATGGTCAATATGAAGATGATATTCCATTTTAATTCCTACCACATTGTAAACTTTATGACAATCGCGGCGTGGACAGAGACCGCTAAGTAGCAACATAAGAACCTACAATCTTCTTGAAAGGCAAGCAGGTACAATTCCTGCGGATTGTCACTTTATAAGGATAAAAAAATGCATGATTTGTGGCCTAGTATTTCGGCATTATGTTTAGGAGTTTCCATTGGGGACGCAGCTAGAATGCCCCCTTTATTTACTGGTTTTTTCTGCTATGGTCTCCTACTGCTCTTTAAATATTGGGGTACCTAATGATAGATACATTTAATCCTGAATGTACAAAATAATAAATACGAGGACGACATACCTTTTAATTTTATGACAATCGCAGCGTGAAGAATATATTTATATATTTATATATTTATATATTTATATATTTATATATTTATATATTTATATGAATGATTGTCACTTTTTGGAAAAAAAATGACTAGAGATACTCTGAGTAAGAAAATTGAAAAAGTTCAATCAGAAATTATTGATGATAATGCAAGGGATTACATTGGAGGATCCTCAATTGGCGCAGATTGTTTGCGCCAAATTTGGTATGAATTTAAGGGGACGAAAGCTGAAAAAGTTCCTGCAAAGATACGCCGTACTTGGATGATTGGTAAGCACCTTGAGGGCTTAATTCTTGATTGGTTGGAAATAGCAGGCATTAAAGTGACGCGTGTTTGGTATAACTTGCAATCAGAGCGTGTTCCTTTTTTTAAAGGCCATGTTGATTCGGTATGGACAAAGAAAGATGAAGTGTTTGCCATTATTGAAGTTAAAACGGCTAAAGATTCCAGTTTTGTTACTTTTGTTAAGAAAGGATTGAAAGCATGGAATCCTCAATACTATGCGCAAATTCAGAGCTATATGGGGATGAGCGGGATATTTAATGCTTATATACTTGTACTAAATAAGGATAATAGTGAACTTTCTGATGAATTGGTGACGTTTGATGAGATTTTTTACAAAGCCTTAGAAGATAAAGCGTTAATGATATCGGAAGCAGTAACTCCTCCCCCAAAAATTAACGGATCTCCTATTTGGTATCAATGTAAATGTTGCAAGTTTAATAGGACGTGTCATACATGAAAAAATATTTATTTGTGAATTTTCATAATGGTCATGAAACCACTTACCACCCTTTTCTAAGTGATATTGAATTAACCAATGAAAAAGCCATGGAATTACAAAAAAAACTTCATTGTCGTGGTGATGAACGTATAGGTACTTCAATTGCAGATCTATTTAGCATTATTGTGGACGAAGGGCATTGTGTGGATGCTTATGTCCATCCTATTTATGGGAATAATGTTTTTAAGATTTTAAATCCAAATTTTAGCGAATGGGTCATTCTTGAAGGAATAAGTGGGGATTATTAAGTGAAGGAAATATCAAGGATGCGGCTTGGCGTCTTAAGGGAATTAAAAAACGTTAGAAAGTTTTTTGACAACATGGAACGTCGGGTAAAAAGCCGTGAGCCTGAGTCAATACAAAAGGCCTATATGTTTTTACAGACTTTAGTAGTCATGATGGATATAGGGGAATTATCGCCTGACCAAGTTGCCTTGAATTTAGAATTACAGCGAGTTTTAGAGGAACAGAATGAAAGAGAAAATGGAGAAATTGAACGCCAAACGGGCGAAGATTCAAAAGATATTGAGTAATACAGATACAAAAAAAGACAGGCAAAAAACAGTGAAGTTATTGGTGAAATTTAAACAGAATCAAAAAAAAGTTTATTTTCATGCGAAAGACTTAAGCGATCATCTTTTAAAAATGAGTCCATATATGCGGAAATTGTTATTTATGACCTCTAGTGATCCGTTGGGAATGCAGCAGTTAATTGATTGCCCAAAGGTTTTTGAACAGGGCTTGATACAAGCACGAGCCCATCTTAAAGCTGCTAGAAAACGTGTAAAAAATAAGGACTACAAACCATGACAGACCAATTACCCACTGAAGAACAAAAACAAATTCTTAAACAATTATTTTGGAGCCACGTAGATGAGGTTAGAGAAACCACACGTATTGAGCTAAATAACGAATTAAATTTACTCCATCATTATAACAATAAACTTTATAGAGAATATGAGTCTATTGGCGCTGCAAGGAAAACCATGATTGAAACCATGGAAACCTTAATTGATTACCATGAGCAATTTTTAATGGTTATTAATGAAATGATGGGAATTGAAGATAATCGTGAGAAAGCGGCAATCGTTCAAAAAATTAAAGACGCTCGTAAGAAACGAATCATGCTGTATCAATTATATCTTGCGTCCTCTTTGGTCAACATATTAGCTAAAGAAGAAATATTTACACTAGGTGATTTGGCTAACAAAACCGCCAAAGAATTAAAGTTAATTAAAGGAATGGGCCCTAAGAATATTGAATTATTAAAAGAGAGATTAAGGAGTAACGGCCTATCTTTTAGAATACATTTTGACAAGGAGGAGAAAAATGAGTGATTTAAGGACGGCCAATGGTTCTACCGATATAAAAGCGGAAGATAAAGTTCTAAATGCGCATCAATTCTTATTAGATTTTCTAGCCAAATTTGATACGGCAAAGCGTGGTGGTATTCATGACTTTATGGAAATCGCTCTATTTAATATGGTGAATTCAGCCATTAAAAGTATTGATGATTACCTTAAAAATAGCCATAAGCAGGTCGATGCCACGCAGATAATGCATATTGTAGCCGACTCCTATCAAAAGGTTTTGGATGGGATTAAGCGTAATTTAGAGGGCATGGAAAGAGTTAATTTTAGATGAGGTGTGACAATCATTGGAACGAAAAGGTACTCTAAGAAAAAGTAAATTAACATCAGAACAAATTCATGACTGGTTAAGTAATGAATGGCAAGAGCTTAAACAATGGGCGGAATCAAACGATGAACGAATCATTTAAAATGATTATTCAAATCACCCTGAAAGAGAATTTAAAAATGATGTATTACTTGAATGAAGATAAAACGTATCGTCAATGTGATGTTGCGAAATGGAGCGGCCAATTTGAAACAATGCTACG